AACCTGGAGTCTGTAAGATACCTGGCTGTATTGTTTTCCTTTGATATCAATTGAATTTTTTTCAAAATTTTTATTAAAATGCTCTTGAGCTTGTAACAGTTTTTCTTTCATAGTATCTCCCAAAGTTTTTGGAAAAATGTTTTATTTTTTTTCTGATTTAGAAGAGCTGCAGCTGCTGCCAACCTGGCTGCACATTCAGCCTGGACTTTTTCTTCTCTAGCTGTACGCAGCTCCTTGTCCATTTTTACTAATGGAAATTCAGTCTTTGGCGGAATGTCATTTGATATTGTTTTTTGCTCTAGCTCTTCCACTTTTTTTTCTAAAAAAGGATTAATGGGTATAATGTTTGTCATTGTAAAATCTTTTTACCTCCGTTATTTCATCTTCGTTATATCCATAATAGTTTATATTATTTAGATCAGCTTCTACATAGTTTTTAGCTACATATTCAACTGTAGTTTTTTGTGACAGCTCCAATAGATTTTGTCTTTTTTTAGATTTTGTAAAAAAAATATCTATTGTTTGTTTTTGAGCTTCAACACCTAGCTCCTCATGCTCCAGGCTACTGTATATTTTGTAATCTGTAGGAGTTGCATAGACCAGATAGCCTGGCTTCTGTGTTGCTTCTTTATAGAAACAAACTTGATTGACATGATATGCGTCTGGTGTTTTTGGAGCAGATATATTTATAAAACTATGTGTTCCATCTTTTTTAGGTTTACCAGATCTACGCTGCCATTTTGTTTTTGCTTCTATAAAAAAATTTTTTGTTTCCATATCTGTTCTGCCAGTATACGGAACTGAAATACCATCAAGCCATAGTTCAACATATCTCTCAGAGTTTACTGTTTCTATTTTTTTTATTTCTAGATCCTTGAGAGCTGCTATGTAATTTGTAATTACTTTGGGTATAGCTTCCAGGTTTACTTCAAACTGTTTCATTTCTTTTTCATCATCAATAAACAATCCTTTTTGTTTTTGATAGTGATGGATGCCAGCTGCTATAGCTTCATCCTGGGATTGATTAAATAAAAAATATCCATCCCATCCATGTTGAGCAGAATTACCAGCAATCATTTTTGCATTTGGTTTCCTGGCTCTTCTCCATTCTTGAGTCTTGTAGACATATTCGTACCACCATCCACATAAAGGTTTATTTATTTGAGTTGGGGATAAGTGATTTAAGCCGACATCAAGCCAGCATTTTCCTATTGTTTTAAAATTCATTTGGGTATTTATAGCAATTTTTTCTATTCATACAAATAAAAAAAGGCAGCAGAAAACTAAAAAAACTGCTGCCTTTATGCGGAGGATCATACTGTTAAAAAAATTAACAGATTTATGATTACCTAAATATCCTAATTATTCAAGAATAATCTCCAATTATCTAACATAGCTACCATCCTCACCAAGATCTATAAATCTCATATTATCTGTCCATCTTTTTAAGGCTAATTTTTTTTCATATTGAAATAATTTACGAGCTGCCTTCAATCTTTCCTCTTTATCTACAAATCTATTTTTTATTATAGATCTATAAAAATTTAATTGTTTTTGTTTCATTCTTTACCTCCGAAAAATTCATAAATTAACCAGAGGATGACCGCAGCCATCCCCAGGTGAACTATGATTGTTAATAAATCGTTAAGCATGGATGCTAAAAAAACCATCTCCAATATGATGTTTATAGTAATTTCTAGCTAGGACTCCTTCTATCCTGGCATCAACATATTTTGTGTATCTGTAGCCATTCCAGCCAGAAAAAACATTAGCTTTATATTGATCTAGTTTTTTATCATACTTTAATGATCTGATACTTGATCCATCAAATTCTTGTTTAAATAATTCTTTTAAGAATTTACTGTGTGGATCTTTACTTGTTACTGCTTTAAAAGCCATTATTTTACCCCCATAGATTTTGCTTCTTGAACTAAATTTCTAAATGGATTTGGTTTTTTTTCGTTACCAAATTCTCCCCAGAGTTGATTGTATTTTACCCAGCTGCTGCTCCAGTAGCCAAACATTTCAAATTTATATCTGGCTAAACTGTCGATAGCTTTGTCGTAGGCTTCTTGCATTTTGTTTTCTAAGATTTGATTTTCACCCATTATGCACCTCCAATCGCATCATCAATTTTTACTCTGAGCTTTTCTATCTCTTCTTCGCATTTGTAAATAGATTTTCCAAGCTCGTTCATTGTAAATCCATCTTCCTCTTTACAGATATTTTTTGCTCTTTCATATCTGTATGTCATTACAGTTCTATACAAACCATCTTCAACCAGTCTGATTTCTTTTTCAGATAATGGTAAAACCTGGTTATCAATTTTAAGTTCTATTTTCATTAGTACAGATCCTCCTTGATCTTTTGTAGTTTTAGTTTTCCGTTTGTACCGACCTGGTACTCCTTGATGACTAGGCGTTTAACGCCTGGATCTTTGATCTTGCCAGTAACAATCTTTGATAATTTTTTTCGATACTGGTTTAGTTTTTGTTTTTTCATTGCACCTCCTAAAGTAATTTATTTTGTTTTAAGCAAACCGCATATTGATAATTGATTGCTTTGTTTATTAATTTGTTGTTTTCTTTTTCTTTTTGTTTTCTGGCTTCCTGTCTAGCTCTCTCTTGCTCTCTTAGTTTTTGCTGTTCTGGAGTTTTTTGACCTAAGATGATTGGTTCGTATCTTACTGCTTCGACTTTGAACTCAACCTTTTTCATGACCTGGTTTACTGCTCTGACCTCGCAGATTTTTTTCTGCTGGATCTCGTTAAGTTTTTGCCAGTCTACATTGTCTAAGAACTCAGCGATATCCTCGTTTTTTCTCCAGAGTCCAAGACCATAACCAAAGACATGACCTTCTTCATTTTTTGCCAAGACCTGGACTGGTTGGTAAGTACCAGCTTTTGCCTTACACCATTTCCCGTTCTTTGGGTTTAAAGTTGCAAAGACTAATCTGTCACCAAAACCTTTTTTTGTTTCTATCCAGTATCTACGCTTTGTCTTGAACCTAAATCCCCAGGGATAGTTATCTACTTCGTAAGCGTTTTCGAAGTTATCGTGTCCGTACATGATGTCCATTTTTTTACCTCCGTTTTTGATTTGTTTTAACATCTATAATAAATATAGCAATTAATGCTACGATTACAACCCCTGAACAAAAAAAAATTTTTTTATTTTGAAATTAATTATTTTTAGTATAGACATAGATGCTATGAAACTAGAACAATACAGAAGGGATAGGAATTTATCATACGCAAAATTAGCTACACATCTGGGATTAAAAGGCATTAATCCTGGCAGACTCGTTCACCGCTGGTGTAAAGGTTCAACACCATCATCAACGAATATGAAAAAAATAGTTACAGCTACAGAGGGTAGTGTGCAGCCAAATGATTTCTTCCAAGGGTAATCCAAAATTTGCAATCTTTTCCTGGAAAGATCCCCAGGAGGATGAAAATGGATGGAAAACCTTACGGGAGAGTCATATTGGACTAGCCAGCTGCAAGAGCTGCGGTTGGATTATTGATGAAACTAAAGATTATTATGTGGTAGCTGCAGACCTGGTTATAGAGAAAAATAGGATTACTGATACTGGTAGAAGGCACAGTATTTATAAATCCTGGCTCTCCAGGTGTGAGAGGATAGAATACAACATTTATGAAAAACAAATGGAAACTGTTAAAGAAAATACACAAGGATCAAAGAATAGATAGTGCTGCTAGGTGTGTTTATTTTTTTCTACTTGATAGAGAAAATAACATAACTAAAAAATTATTTCCTAGCCATGCCAGGCTAGCTGATGATACTGGATTGCATATTAGATCTGTTCAGAGATCTATCAAACTATTGATTGATTATGATTATATATCAAAAATTAAAAAAGGTTATCCAGGCAGAGCATCAGAATATAAAATTAATTACGATATATCACCCGACAATCTTGTCGTTAATACCCGACAAGCTGGTCGTTTTTACCCGACACACAAGACACACCAATTAACTAATGAATTAACTAATGAATTAACTATGGATGATAAAGTAAAAAATATATTAGGCAGCATTACAAAGAACATGAACCCAAACTACAGAGCTGTAGTTGATGGTAATAAAAAACCATATAATCACCCAGATAGCATTGAAGCTCGAATGATGCGTAAGACTGATGACTACAATAAAACTAAAGCCTGGCGAAAACTTTACGACAACCCATCAACCAAAAATAAAGCTATAGCAATTGCCAAGCATTTAGGTATCATTCGGGAATATAAAAAAAATGGTAGGTAGACCAAGTAAAAAGGTTTTTTGCCAAGCCAGAAGAAAATACGATGGGAAACAATGCCAGGCTAAAGGTATTTTATGTAAAAATGGTCGTTGGATCTGTCGTTATCATGGCGGTAAATCTACTGGAGCTACCTCATTTGAAGGGAAAATAAAAGCGTATAAAAATTTAGTACAGTTCAGAGGTAAAACAGATGAAGAAATCAAAAGCTACATACGACAAGATCATTCAGAAGCTGCAGCTCGGTAACAGCTTAACAAGTATTTGTGTTGATAAAACAATGCCTGGTCTTACCCAGGTTCACCAATGGATGAAGGATGACCAGAAGTTTAAAGACCAGGTACTTGATGCCAGAAGGATTGGTACAATGGTTTGGCTTGATAAGATGCAAGACCTATTGGAACAAGAAGTAGAGCCACAGAAAGTACAATGGTATCGTGAAAGGCTGCATCATGCACGATGGATGGCAGCTAAGTTGATCTCAACTTTCGGTGATAAGCAAACAGTTGTCAATGAAGGAGATCCAATTATCAAGGTAATCTGGCAAGATGATGCCAGCACAGAAGATAAACCGACAGCTCCCGCACGCACGACAAGAAGTTCGGAGCAAAAAGAACAAAATGCGAACAAAAGCACCCACTAGATATAGTAGTCAAGAATGTCGCAGAACAAAAAACCTTGATAAATATAGAATTATTTGTTGCATAATATCTATTATAGGAACGCAGCTCAAAAAAGTCAAAAATACAGCCAGATTTTGCAGATTTTTTTTTTGCGATACCCCAAAAATGCGGCGTGCGTGTGTGTATATATATAATATGGGAGAACAAGACACTTGGACATAGACAAACACATTCTCTGTAAAGTTGTTGTTGATTATAAAACAAAGGAACTTAAGATAATTCTAGGTAAATTTGAAACAGATCTCGGTATGATTAATGCAGCGGAAGCTCTATGCAATCAATTGAATATTGAATTCGTACCAGAGCTGCTAGACGAGGAAACTACATATCATTGAAAACTATAACTATACCATATACACCAAGACCACAGCAAAAAGCATTACATCAGGCATTAGATAAATACCGCTTTTCCGTTTGCGTTATGCACAGAAGAGGAGGTAAGACTATATTTTCTATCAACCACCTAATTAAAATGGCTCTGACGAGCAAAAAAAAGGCATTTAGAGGTGCTTTCTTTGCTCCTACTAGAGTCCAGGCAAAGTTGATTGCCTGGGATTATCTAAAACATTATTCCAGGAAAGTACCTGGTATGAAGTTTAATGAAACAGAACTAAGAGCTGATTTCCCTACGGGAGCTAGAGTTACTTTGTTTGGTGCTGAAAATCCAGACTCCGCTAGAGGACAATATTTTGACCAGGTATTCTGTGATGAGTATGCACAGATGGATGAAAGAATGTTTCCAGAGATTATTAGACCAGCTGTTGCAGATAGATTAGGTGGTGTTGCTTTCATAGGAACTCCAGCTGGAATGAACTCATTTTATGATTTGTATGAAAAAGCCAAAGGTGATGCAGCCTGGTATACTTGTATTCACAAAGCTAGCGAAACTAAATTAATACCAGAAACGGAGCTGCAAGAAGCAAGAAATCTGATGACAGAAGATCAGTATCAACAAGAATTTGAGTGCAGCTGGACTGCAAATGTATCTGGTACTGTCTATGGTAAAATTTTAGATAAGATGGAAGAGAAGGAGCAGATAGGAAAATATCCGTTTGATCCCGCATATCCAGTAGATGTTTACTTTGATTTAGGTATATCTGATGATACTAGCATTTTATTTATACAACAAATAAACAGAGCTATATTTATTATTGATTGTTATTCTAATAATAATCAGAGCCTGGATCATTATGCTGAGTATATTAGAAAAACAGATTATCCTATTCGCAACTATGTATTTCCACACGATATAGACCATCGAGAGATGTCTACTGGTCATTCCAGAAAAGAGTTTGCCTATTCTATGGGTATGAAACCGATAAAGGTTTGTCCAAAACTCCCTATAGAAGATGGAATTCATGCTGGACAATTGTTGCTAAATCGTACATACATTGATAGAGATAATTGTAAAAAGTTTATTGATGCCATGAGATGGTATCATAGAAAATGGATTGATAAATTGAAAACATATTCTAAACCAGTACATGATTGGAGCAGTCACTACTGCGATGCCTGGAGGACAGCTTCAATTGCAATTAGAGATTTAGATTTTAATAACACAGTTCCACCGCAACAATACGCTGCGGGTTTGAACTATAATCCTTTAGGAGATAATTAATGGGATTTTTAAGACCAAAGACACCACCGCCTCCCCCACCTCCAACACCGATGCCTAGTTTACCACCAGCTACTGGAGGTGATCTGGATAAAGAAAAAAAGAAAAAAATAAAAGATGAACTAAAAAAAATGAGAGCTGGGTATACACAAACGATTATGACATCAAAACAAGGTGATACCACAGAGGCTGATACATTTACAAAAACATTGTTAGGTCAGTAATGGGATCAGAGTCAGCACAAAAATCAAGAGAGCAGAAAAGAACTGCAACAACACAAGAGCTTATGCAAAACATAATGACGGGTGGAGAGATTTCAAAAAAGAGAGAAGCTGAACTTGCAAAAGCAGCGGATGCTGGTAGAGGAGTGCAGCTCATTATGGACTCACCGACAGTTGGGAACTTAACACAAAAAGGTGGTAAGCCAGTTTTTAGAACTGGTACTAAAGCATCAGACTATACTGGTAGAATAGCAGCTAGCTCCCCTACATTTGGTGAAGCATTGTCGGATATGAGTAGAGCTGTATTTGGTGGTCAAGCAGAAGATCCATCATATCTTAGAGGTGAGCTGAGTTCAGCTCCAGGAACAACTACAACAAATTATGCAAAATTCGTACCAGAACCAAGAAAAGTGAAAGGTATAGTGCCTTCAATGATAGAGGGTGGCGGTTCACCAGTCATAATGGCTTTTAATGCGATTATGGGAAAACCAAATCAAAAGAAACAAAGTGTTGATGATATTTTTAACCAAGGTGTTACAAGTTTTGCTGGAACAACAAGAACATTAATGGGAAACAGAAAGAGTAAGTTAGGTCAATGAACGGAAAAGATTTAAAACATCAACTGAGTCAGTTGAAAACAAAAAGGCAAAACTGGGAGAGTCATTGGCAAGAGATTGCAGAATATGTTTTACCCAGAAGAGCAGATGTAACAACAACAAGATCCAGGGGAGATAAAAGAACTGAAAAAATTTTCGACTCGACAGCTCTCAGAGCTTTAGAACTATTCTCATCATCTCTACATGGTATGCTGACAAATCCCGCAACTCCCTGGTTTAGTATGAGATTTAAAGATGAAGAGATAGCCAGGAATAAAGAAAACAAAGATTGGTTAGAAGCATCAACACAAACGATGTATATGGCTTTTGATAGATCTAATTTTCAACAAGAAGTTCACGAACTTTATACAGATCTAATATCATTCGGTACTGGCTGCATGATGGTTGAAGAAGATACAAAAGATTTTATTAGATTTTCAACCAGGCATATAAAAGAAATCTATGTCCAGGAGAATAATAATAGTGTTGTAGATACTATTCATAGAGAAATCAAAATGACTGCCAGGGGAGCTTTTCAAAGATTTGGAGATAAGCTGCCTAAATCAATTTTGAAAAAATCGACAACATATCCACACGATGATGTAACGATCTATCATTGTGTAAGACCAAATGACGAACTCAATCCATTTAAAGCTGATAACAAATCTATGGAGTTTTCATCTATCTACTATGATGAAGATGGTAATATTATATCTGTATCTGGCTATAATGAGTTTCCATTCGTAGTTCCAAGATATTTAAAATCTAGTAATGAAGTTTATGGTAGATCACCAGCTATGACAGCTCTTGCTGATATCAAAATGATAAACAAAATGTCAGAAACCACAATCAAAGCTGCACAAAAAATGGTAGATCCGCCTTTATTAGTACCAGATGATAGTTTTATGTTACCGATTAGAACACAGCCTGGAGGATTAAACTTCTATAGATCTGGATCAAGAGATACTATAACTCCATTATCAATTGGAGCTAATACACCTTTAGGATTGAATATTGAAGAGCAGAGAAGAACTGCAATCAAACAAGCATTTTATGTAGATCAACTATTGATGTCACAGAATATTCAGATGACAGCTACTGAAGTTATGCAGCGTAATGAAGAAAAAATGAGATTGCTTGCTCCAGTTCTAGGTAGATTACAATCTGAAATGTTACAGCCTTTGATAAACAGAATTTTTGGTATTCTTTTAAGAAATAAAATTTTACCACCAGCTCCAGAACAGCTTAGAGGTAAAGATATAGATATCGAATATGTGTCACCGCTAGCAAGATCACAAAAAATGGGAGATCTCCAGGCGATACTTAGAACTTTAGAAATTGTAACTCCACTATCTCAAATGAGTCCAGTTATGGATTTCATTGATAATGATAAAATGGTAAATCACCTGGCGACAGTATTGGGTGTACCATCCAAAGTTATGAGATCAACGCAAGAAGTGGAGTCAATACGACAACAAAGACAAGCAGCTCAACAAGCTGCAGCGGAAGCTCAACAACAAATGCAAGCAGCTGAAGCTGGAGGTAAGGTAGCTCCGCTTGTCAAAGAGTTAAATCGTGAATAGCCAAGAAGTAAAAGAACTTATACAAAGCTATAAACAAACTTTTGGTACTCCAGAAGGACTAAAAGTTTTAAGCGATTTAGAAGCAAGATTTAATTATCATGCTTCATCATTCAGCAAAGATAGCAACGAGATGGCATATCTTGAAGGACAGCGATCTGTAGTTATCGCAATCAAAAATCTTATAAAGGAGAAAAAATGAGTGAAGAACAGACAACTGATACAGTAATAGCAACTGGTCAATCTGAACAAGCAGATCCAGGTGTTACTTTTTTAGATGGATTACCAGAAGATCTTAGATCAGAACCATCTTTAAAAAATTTTACAAACGCTGGAGATCTTGCAAAGAGCTATCTCCATGCTCAAAGAATGGTAGGAGCTGATAAGATACCAGTACCTGGCAAACATTCTACAGAAGAGGATTGGAATATGATCTATAGTAGGATAGGTAGACCAGATGATGCTGCTGGATATGAAATACCTGGAGAAAAATTTTCAGCCGATGATCCAGCTGTTATTGGTTTCAAAGAAGCTGCATACAAAGCTGGACTAAATAATAGCCAGGCTAATCAGATTTTAGATTATTATAGTAATCTTAGTCAGAGCCAGGAGCAGACATCAAATGCTCAAATAGAAACATCAAGAAAAAGAGCAGAGGAAGATCTTAGGAAAACCTATGGTTTAGCCTTTGATAAAAAAATAGAAATGGCTCAAAGTGTTTTTTCTAAATACATTCCAGATGAATTAAGAGAAAAAACTTTTGATGGTTTCAGGTTTGGAGATCATCCAGTCGTAATCAAAGCTCTTGCATCTATTGCAGAAAATTTTACAGAGGATAGTGCAACGCAAGAAAACGACTTGACATTGACTCCAGATGATGCTGAAAAAGAGATTGCTAAATTAACTGCTCCAGGTACTCCGTACTGGGATAAGAAACATCCTGGACACCAGGCTGCAGTTGAAGAAGTTTTCCAGCTTCAGAATATGAAGCATGGGATAGTTGAGGAATAATCGAAAGACTCCTCTGACATTGGGAACAGACCAGCTACTATCAGTAGTAAAATGAAGTAAGACCTGGAAACAGATAATTTTACGAAGAAAGTAAATAACAACAAATGAAAGGTAAGGACTAAATGTCAAATCAAATAACTACAGCATTTGTTGAACAGTATAGTAACAATGTTACTATGTTATCTCAGCAAATGGGTTCTGTACTTAGACCAGCTGTAGATGTCGAAACTGTAAACGGGAAAAAGGCTTTCTTCGAACAGATTGGACAAGTAACAGCACAAGTCAGAACAAGCAGACATTCTGATACGCCACAGTTAGATACGCCTCATGCAAGAAGATCCGTTACTTTAGCGGACTATGAATGGGCTGATTTAATTGATGATGTTGATAAAATCAGAATGTTAATCGATCCTACTTCTTCTTATGCTAAAGCAGCTGCTGCAGCAATGGGAAGAGCTATGGATGATGTTGTAATAACAGCACTTGGCGGCACAGCTAAAACGGGAGTTACTGGATCAACAGATACAGCTCTTCCATCGGCACAAAAGCCATTCTCATCAGCTCAAGGAGATACTACAGCTGGTGCGTTATCAGTTGCTAAACTAACAGAAGCAAAATTCTTGTTAGACAGCAAATCAGTTGATCCGTCATTAAAGAGATACTTCTTATGTTCACCAAAACAAATTCAAAACTTGTTAGGTATCACAGAGGTAACTTCTGCTGACTTCAACACAGTTAGAGCGTTAGCTCAAGGTGATGTAACATCCTTTATGGGTTTTGAATTCCTTGTGTCTAACAGACTTCAATTAGCTAACACAGACGACAGACTTTGTTATGCTTTCACAGAAGATGCTATCAAACTTGCCATTGGTAAAGATGTAACAGCTCGTATTGATGAAAGAGCAGACAAAGGTTATTCCACACAAGTTTACTATTGTATGTCAATAGGAGCTACTCGTATGGAAGAGGAAAAAGTCGTTGAAGTGGCTTGTGACGAATAGGAGTAAAAAATGGCTAGTGTAAAAGGCGTAGAAATAACTAACATGGATGCAGATCCAGTAGTTAAAGTATCATCAGAAGTAGCTGGCGGTAAGATGCGTGTGTTCCATGGAACATTTGAAGCATCAAGCCTTGCAAGTGGATCTGATATTACAATTGCTAGAATACCAGAAGCAGCAACAATTCACGATGTTATCTTGAAATGTGATGCTTTAGGTGGTTCATCAACTCTGAAAGTTGGAACATCCGCAGATGATGATTTGTTTATTGCAGCGACTGGAACTTGGAATGTCGCTGGACAGACACAATCCATCTTAGGTGGTAGCTCAACTGGAGCTGCGATAGCTACTATGACTGGAGTAGGTCATAGAACTACTGCATCTACAGATGTTATAATTACTACTGGTGGAGCAACAATATCTGGATCAATCCATTGTATTGTTGTATTCTCTACAGAGTAAAACAAATCTGGGAGGGGTTATCCCCTCCCTTTACAAAGGAGATTATTATGTACGGAAGTATGATGAAAAAATCTGGAATGAAAAAGAAAACACCAAAGGCTAAAAAGCAAGCAGCTACAGCTATGTCTATGAAAAAAGCTGGTAAGAAGCCTAAGAAAATGAAGTATTAAAATGGCTTTGTATGGTAGACAAAAAAAGTTAGACGCAGACGGAGATAATAAAATTACTGGTAATGATTTTCGTATGCTGAGAAACAGACCGAAAGTAAAAGGCATAAAATTTACAGCCAAGAAAAAGAAAAATGGCAAAAAAGAAAAGCTCGGTTAATAAAGCTGGTAATTACACCAAACCAGGTATGCGTAAAAGAATGTTCAATACGATTATGGCTGGTTCAAAAGGTGGAAAGCCTGGACAATGGAGTGCAAGGAAGGCTCAGTTACTTGCCTTGCGTTATAAAAAGGCGGGAGGAGGTTATAAATGACACAAAAATCTATAAAAGCACCGAAGGGATTTCATTGGATGAAAAGTAAAAACGGGTTGAAATTAATGAAACATACTGGAGCATTTAAGAAACATCCTGGAGCATCGCTTACTGCTAAATTTACAGTTCAGAAGCGACATGGCTCTTAAAAAATCACAAAAAAGTCTAAAAAACTGGACAAAACAAAAATGGCGTACCAAATCTGGTAAGCCATCTGCAAAAACTGGTGAGAGATATCTGCCAAGTGCAGCAATAAAATCTTTATCTGCATCTGAGTATGCAGCTACTACCAGAAAAAAAAGACAAGATACACTTATGGGTAAGCAGCATAGTAAGCAGCCTAAGAATATTTCTAAGAAAACAAGAAGGTTTAGATAGTGGTTGCAAAAAAATATCAAAATCCGAAGGGTGGTTTAAATGCAGCTGGTCGTAAGTTTTTTAAGAGAACAGAGGGTTCTAATTTAAAATCACCAGTCAAAAGAGGTGTTAATCCCAGGAGGATTTCTTTTGCTGCCAGGTTTGGTGGTATGCGTGGTAGTGAAAAAAAGCCAGATGGATCTCCCACCAGGCTAGGTTTAGCTTTGAGAGCTTGGGGTTTTCGTTCTAAAGAGTCTGCAAAAGCATTTGCAAATAGACATAAAAAGACTAAAAAGAAAAGAAGGACTTTAGTATGACATCAGTAGTATCTATTTGTAACTCAGCTCTAAATATCTTAGGAGCTAATAACATCATAGCTCTGACAGAAGATAGTAAAAATGCCAGGTTATGTAATCAAAGATATATTCCTATTAGAAATGCTGTATTTAGAGAACATCATTGGAATTGCCTGGTTAAAAGAATAGAATTAGCCAGAGATACAGCTACCCCTACACATGAATTTGCCTTTCAATATCAGCTCCCAGCTGATTGTATTAAGGTAATAAACATAGGCGGACTTCATAATGGCACAAGTTCTAACCTTGATGGTGGACAGATATTCAAAGTAGAGGGTAGAAAAATAGTGACTGATGAAGAACAGATCTTTTTAGTCTACAGTTCTATTGTTGAGGATGTTACAGAGTATGACTCTTTACTTGTAGAGTCTATTTCACAAAGATTAGCAGCGGAATTGTGTTATGCAATCACTAGCTCCACATCATTAGCTAACTCACTAAAAGCAGAATACCAGGAGAAACTAAGATTAGCTCGTCATGCAGACGCTACAGAAGGTACAGCGGATGTCATTGACTCATCTACATTTATCAATGCGAGATTTTAATGCCAAGACAGACTGTAGCCTATACAAACTTTACAGCTGGACAGTTATCACCTAGATTAGACGGGAGAACTGATCTAAGTAAATACTATAACGGAGCAAAACAACTTACAAATTTTACAATTCAACCACATGGAGGAGCTACCAGGCGACCTGGCACAAGATTTATACATGAAGTAAAGAGCAGCTCTGCAGCTGTAAGACTCATTCCTTTTGAATTTTCTACTGTCCAGACTTATGTCATGGAGTTTGGTAATCAATATATTAGATTTTACAAAGACAAAGGCATCATAACAGAGTCTGCAAAAGCTATATCTGCAGCTACAAAAGCTAATCCAGGAGTGATTACAGCTAATTCACATGGATATTCTAACGGAGATCATGTGATAATTACAAGCGTTGGAGGTATGACAGAGCTGAATGGTAAAACATTTATTGTTGCGAATAAAACAACAAATACATTTGAGCTTACTGATGTTGATGGAACAAATGTAAATACAACTAGCTTTACAACATATACATCTGGTGGATCTTGTAACAAGATATTTGAAATAGCATCACCATTTACAACTGCACAGCTTCCAGGCATAAAATTTGCACAATCTGCAGATATTATGTACCTGGTTCATCCAGAGGTAAGTGTCAGAAAGTTATCCAGAACTGGTCATACTAGCTGGACTCTTGTTGAAGAAGATTTTTCACCGATGCCTTTTTTACCAGAAAACACAACTGCAACGCAGCTGCAGACATCTAGCGTAACTTTAAATGCGTCTGCTACTGTTACAGCAACAAATACTACTGGTATAAATGATGGTACTGGATTTACATCAAATGATATTGGCAGACATATAAAACTTGGAACTGCTGGATTTTTAGAAATAACAGCTATTACTAATACAACAACTGTTACAGCTACTGTAAAAGAAGCTATTACTGGTCTGAGTATAAATACAAATAGTACAGAATTTTCTTTAGGTTCTTTTTCAGATACGACTGGACATCCATCGTCTGTTACATTTTTTGAACAAAGACTGGTTTTTGCAGCCACATCTGTAGAACCACAAACATTGTTTTTCAGTAAAGTAAATACTTTCAACAATTTTAAAATAGGTACAAATGATAGTGATGCTATGGTTTATACAATTGCATCAAATAAAGTAAATGCTATTAGATTTTTGTCTGCACAAAGATCTCTGATAGCTGGTACTGTAGGTGGTGAATTTGTTGTATCTGCATCTGGAACTACACAACCTATAACACCAACAAATATACAAATTCAAAGACAAACATCCTACGGAGCTGCAAACATAGATGCTGTCCAGATTGCAAATGTAACTATGTTTTTACAAAGAGCTAAAAGAAAAATCAGAGAACTAACATATTCTTTTGATTTTGATAGCTATGTAGCTCCTGATATGACTATCCTGGCTGAGAATGTTACAGAGTCTGGGGTTACAGAACTGTCTTATCAGCAAGAACCAGACAGTATTTTATGGGGTGTAAGAACTGATGGTAAATTGATTGGTCTAACCTATCAAAGACCAGAAGAGGTAGTTGGCTGGCATATACACGAACTTGGCGGATCTTTTGGATCTGATAGCTTTGGTCATGTTGAAAGTATAGCCACAATACCAGGAGATGCTGATGAAGATGATCTCTATCTAGTAGTCAAAAGAACTATAAATGGATCTACTAGGAGATATGTAGAATATCTAACTGACTATGATTTTGGCGATAGTATTAGCGATGCTTTTTTCATTGATAGTGGTTTACTATACTCTGGTAGTGCAGTCACAACTATTTCTGGACTAGATCATCTTGAAGGACAATCTGTGTCTATTCTAGCTGACGGAGCTACTCATCCAGATAAGACTGTATCTGGTGGATCTATAACACTTGAAAGATCTGCTACAAAAGTCCAGGTTGGGTTGTCTTATACGAGCTTACTACAAACTATGAGAGTAGAAGCTGGAGCTGCAGAAGGTGTAGCTCAAGGTCAAACAAAAAGAATACACGAAGTTACAGTAAGATTATTAGAGTCTGTGGGTGTAGAGATAGGTAGTAAGATTACAAATATGGAAAGAATACCTTTTAGATCTAGTGCTGATGATATGGACACAGCTCTGCAGCCATTTACGGGTGACAAACAAGTAGAATTTAGAGGAGATTTTGAAACAGATGGACATATCTTTGTAAGGCAAACACAGCCTTTACCACTCAATATTATTGGGATATATCCAAGAGTAACAACTAATGAAGGATAATTTACACATCATGCCATTTAAAAAAAATCATGCTTTGACACTTACATCTGGACTAATGAATGATCCTTTACTAGCAGTTGATGAAAAATGGAAAGCAAAATTTGACAACCTAGAAGAGCCTGGAATGTCATTTACAGCTGCAGATGGAGATGAATTGATTGTAGCTGGTGGTGTATGTCATTTATGGGATGGTGTTTACGAAGGTTGGGTGATAGCTTGTGATAAAGTTTGGAACTATAGAGTAGGAGCTGCTAGAGCTATAAAAAAAAATTTAGATCAAATGATAGAAAAAAATAGTATAACCAGAGTACAAACAGCTGTAAAAAAAGATTTTTTACTTGGTCATAGATTTGCATCATGGCTGGGTTTTGAGAATGAAGGTATTATGAAAAAGTATGTTTTAAATCAAGATCATATTAGATTTGCGAGGGTTTTATAATGGGTGCAACACCATTATTACTAGCGTCTACTGGTATAGCAGCTGTTTCAACCATAGCAGCTGGACAACAAGCTAGAGCTGCTGGTAGATATCAACAAACATTAGCAGAACAAAATGCACAGATTTATGAGGATAAAGCTGAAAGAGCTATAGAACTTGGAGAATATACAACACAAAGGTTTGAGAAAAGTTTTAGTAAAACACTATCATCTGTAGAAAGAGCATACGCATCATCAGGTGTAAAAATGCGAGGTACACCGCTTGCTATTATAGAGGATTATCTTACAGAGTCAGAAATAGAAAAGGCAAACATAGATTATAATGCCAGGATGCAAAATACAGAATTCAAAGACGCTGCAGTTCTATCAAGAATGGAAGGACAGTTGGCAGCATACCAGGGTAGACAAAGACAGATTGCATCCTATTACAATGCTGGATCTACTCTTCTTGGTGGTTTTGGACAAGCTAAATATATTCAAGAATATGGAGGTCTAACATAATGGTAAAGATACCAGAATTTACTGCCAGGACACAGCCTACTGGACAAGGTGGTGCAAGTTTAAGACCAACTCCAGATATTACTGGAGCTGCTACAGCTCCTTTTGAAGCAGCTGCAAATCTAGCTGGCACAGCTGCAGACATAGCAAGTAAATTTTCTTTAGCACAAACATCTCTCCAAAGAAAAAACGAGGCTGCAGAAAAAATAGATTTTTTAATTAAGGGTGATGAAAACAACCCAGGACTAAATAAATTAATGTTTGATGCTTCTAACAGTACAGATACAGCAAACGCTTTGCCAAACTTCCAAAATAATTTTAACAATCATAAAACTAATATTTTAAATTCAATTGATGACCAGGTTGTAAGAACTATCTTTAGTGAGAAAGCTGATGAAATATTTACAAATAATTATATTGATGTTCAAAGTAATGTTTGGAAAAATATCAGAACTAACTCTATTACTACATTAGACAAAAACTTAGAGTTCGAAATTAACAATTATGTTAGTGGTAATGCTGCTAAAAAGAACTCAGCTTTAGCAAACATAGATAAATATATTGCTGATGCAAAAGCTGATGGTCTTGTTGATGATAATTTTAAAGATATAACATATCAAAATCTTTATACCCTAGAAGCAGAGAAGATGGCTTCTGATGATCCAAATAAATTTTTAGATCTTTACGAAGATGGTTTTTGGAACGATAAGATATCTGGTGACAATCTAAATACTATTTACAAATCAGCTGGCGTAGCTGTAAATAAAATAAACACAAGTATCAAAGGTGATATCAAAGCAGCCAAGACTGATGTTATAAGTGATTTCAATAATCTAAAAGATGTCATGTCTGGCGGATCTATGAATGTTACATCATTTAATGAAATATCATCAAGGATGATAGCTATAGATTCACAGCTTAAACAAATCGGAGAGCCTGGACTAGAAGATGAATTAGAAGAATTATCAATTCTTAAAATAAATTTTGATACAGTAGAGAAAGCAAAATTATTACCAGCCAATGAAGTAAAACAAGCCTTAGATCAAGTCAATGTAAAAATAGAGCAGAATGAACAAAAAGAAAATGTTAGTCTTTTTGAACAGAAGGCTCTTTTAAGTTTAAGAGATAGTTTGTCAGACATACATAGTAAGATGGTATCTGGGTTTGGTGACGATATGCTAGGAGTTGCAGAAACTTTTGATCCTAGTTTAAATATTCAAGAGTTAGATTTGACTATGACAGACTCTAATATGTTCGCAGAAATGTCAAAAAACAGAGTGTCTACAGCAAATAAAGTAGCAGATAGATATGGTATTACAGATTTTATACAGTACCTAAAACCAGAAGAGAGAGAACAAGCTAAATTTATTTTTGAAAACGGATCAAGAGATCAGATACAAACCATGTTATTGAACCTGGTTACACTATCTAAAAATGGTGGATCTATAAGAGTATTTCAAAATATTGGTATGGGTGCAGACTCAGCTATGTATGCACATATTGGACTAGAATTACTTAATAGTAATGGTGTGCTTACAGAAACAACTGCAGCAATGATTAATGGATTAGTTGCAAAAAGAGATGGTACAGTTGATGATAAATTTAAAATTATAAAAGAACAAATAATTACAGAACCATTGATGTTTGAAAAATTAATAAATGAGTATGCTTCATCTTCTTTGTCAAACAATTTACCAAATCTTATGTCACAAATTAAAGGTGGTGCAGATCTTATTTTTAGAGATTTTTTATTAACAAACAAAAATAATATTTTGGATATGAAAGAAACACAATTACGAGGTATGTACGAGCTAGCACTACAAATGTCAGCTGGTCTACAAAAAAAAGGCGGTATGTATTATGGTGGATATCAAGAATTTGGAGATGGTAATAAAATAATTTTACCCAGATCTATGCCAAATGGAGAACCATTTACATATTACAAAGATCAAAGCAGAGATGATGTTCCAGATTTAAAAACCATTTTAGAAGAAAAACTAACATTAGAATTATTAGAAAAAGCATTTACACATAATGTACCAGTCTATGACTCTGGTACAGATAAAATGATAGATACAAAAAAATTAATTCTGCCAATAGGTAGTGATGGTAAAAATATAAGTTTAGAGAGTTTTCTTGTAGAAGAAGGTTTATTTAGTGATGACAAAGTTTTTTCACCTAATTTATATTTAGAAACAGCTGGTGATGGATTGTATTATCTTCTTAATGGTAATCCAAATACTGGAGAAGCTCTTTACTACATAGATGAGGATGGAGATGAGGTTATATTTAATCTTAACAATATATTAGCGGATTTATTAGATGAGTAATATAGACTGGGAATTTATACATAAGTTAGAGGGTAAAGGACATACGAAGGGTTATCATCCTACAAATAATTCTGGAGTTACCATAGCTAGTGGTTTTGATCTCAAAGAAAAAGATGCTGATTTTTGTAGAAGTATAGGAATACCAGAAACAATTGTGTCGGAGCTGCTACCATATTTTGGTCTGTCTGGCGACCAGGCTAAACATTTTGCTGAAAAATTAGAGCTGACAGAGGATGCTGTAGAAATTATAGATAGATGCAGTAGAAGCTATTATGCAGAAAATCTTATTAGCCAATACAATAGCTATGATCCGATACAAGAGTTTGACAATTTAGATCAAGGACAAGCCACAGTAATTATATCTGTAGGCTTTCAGTATGGTAGTTTTAGTAGAACTCCATCATTTATTAAATATGCAACTGATGGTGATTGGGATGCTGTATACCAAGAGCTTCAAAACTTTGGTGATTATTTTCCTACTAGGAGAAAAAAAGAAGCAGAGTATTTAAAAAATTATGGCTCAATTTAAAATAAATGAAAATAGAGTAAATCCAGGATATTTTACTGATGATAATCTAAATAGAAATAATCGTAATAATGTTCTTACAGATAGAACAGCTTTAGAAAGACCAAGATCAGACTCTGAAATATTCCAAACAAATCTTGATTATCAATTAAATTACGGAAACTCCATATCTGAGTTACAGAATACTATGGAGGATATGGATAAGGTTACTGGTGATTTTTATGATCTGACTGGCATATCATTAAACATGAATGATTATGTAGCAGAGGTAGATGATAATTATTTAAATATAGATTTTGATGTATCGGGTGCTTATGTAGACAGATACGAAGGATCAGCAACATCTTATCGTCATGTCCAGGCAAAAAAAGAATATATAAATAATTTTATAGCTGATTATTTTAAAAAAAATCCAGATCAAAAAGGATCACCAACTGGAGGTTTTAGAGATTACACATACTATGAAAATTTGCGTAGACAAGAAATCCAGGAGTATGAAAGAGAACTCAACATACAACAAGTTTACAATGATGGCAGCTCTTTGTTTCCATCTTTTGCTGGTGCAGCTGTTGGTATATTCCAAGATCCATTGATACTTGCCTCAATACCAGTATCTATAGCAACGGGTGGTACTGGCGGTACTTTACTTGGAGCTGTTAGACTAGCAGCTCTTGAGTCTGTTATAGCTGGTGTCACAGAAACAGCTATCCAGGCTAGGGTAGTTCCTTATAGAGATTCTCTTGGATCTAATTATGGATGGAAAGAAGCATCAAAAATTATTGCAACTGCAGCTGGTGCTGGATTTGTTGGTACATTTGGTATTGCTGCAATTATTGATAGAACAATAAAAGGCTATAAATCTATTCTCAATGCTATACCTGGCAACAAAGGTAAAAAAATAGCAAAAGAGATTGATAGGCTAGTAGACGAAGCTACCATAAAAGATGAAGCGTTTGCAGATAGATTGATAAAATATATCAATCAACAAATAGGAAGTCTTAATACAGCTGAAAAAAGAGCTTTACTAGAAGCAATACCAGAACAAAATAAATCATCAGCTACAAAAAATGCAGAGCAAGTTTTAAATGGAGATGACATTGTAGATAGTACAAATCCTTTAAAAGATAATGCAGAAGGTAAATTAGAACATAATCAAAGAATACTAAAAGCTGGTAATGATTTATTAAATGATGGACAAGTCAAGATACCAGAAGAGCCTATATCAGATATTGACTACACAAAAAACTTTGACCAGGAACACAATGTTTACAGAGAAGTAAGATTAGATCCAGATGAAATAGAAGTAGAACCAGATGTATTTCAATTTAAAACAATTGAGATAGATCCAGAAACTGGCATATCTCCAAAATTAAAAGGTATAGATACCTGGGATCAAGATGCTGCAAATGTTGTCCTGGTTTATGAATATGCAGATGGCAGAAAAGTTATTGCAGATGGTCATCAAAGACTAGGTCTAGCAAAAAGAATAAAAAAATTAGGAAAACAAAAGCCATATCTTTTAGCCACGATTAGAAGAGAGGTTGATGGACATACTCCAGAAGAAACAATGGTAGCTGCTATGATGTTGAATGTTCATCAAGGCACAGCTGATGCTACTGATGTTGCAAAAATTTTAAGAATTAGACCAGATTATATAGAAGCTATTAGAGGTAAAATATCTCCAAGATCTGTTATCTGGCAAAATGCTAGGGGTTTGTCTTTGTTAGATCCTAGAGCCTGGCAATACTATCTTAATAACAAAGTTCCAGATAATGTAGCAGCTGCTGTTGGAGATCTTGTTGAAGATGGAGATTTACAGATCCAGGTTATGGAATTCATATCAAAAAACAATTTTGATAATATTAATCAAATTAGACTGGCAATAAATGATGTAATAAGCCAGGGTGTGTCAAGCAAAGAAGTACAAGATCTTTTTGGTACACAAGTAATAAAAGAATTACTAATTACAGAAAGAGCTGCAGTCTTAGACAAAACACTAAAAGAACTTAGAAAAGATAAGACTGTATCAAAATTTTTAATTAGTAATGAAAAGAAAATTATAGAAGAAGGAAAAAATACATTAGATAGTGCTTATAATAAAAAAGCATTAGAGGAAAGTGCATTGACTATTGAAAGAATAGTTAAACTTGCAAACATGAAAGGAGCAATATCAGATGAACTTACCGAAGCAGCAAAAACCTATAAAGCTGGGGATCAGCGAGAAGCAATCCAAACTTTTAAAAAAGCTGTCGCAGAAGCAATTAGAAGTGGCGATCTTGACAGGGTTACACCAGGCAGATCTGAACGGACTACGCTTTCTGAGGGATATACACAAACGCAACCAAAAGATCCTAAAGAACCAGTAGTCAGTAAAAATCTTGAAAATTTTAACGATCCGCATGACGGAGCTACACAATATGCAAGATCTAAAGATGAATTTAGAGAACTTGAAACAAGAGTACCAGATGATAAGCCAGAGTTACCTACAGAAAGAGTAGATCTATCTACAAAAACTTTAGCTGAAATATCTGATCTTGATGATACTATTTTAAAAAATCAAAGTGATGATTTACTAGATCATCCAGAAGTTGTAGCTCTTAGAGAACAAGCTGAAGCTATAGAGCAAACAATTGATACAGCCAGGAAAGAAGGATCTTTATCAAAAAATAATATTTATGCAGCATCCTGGCAAAAGAAGAGAAACTGGCAAGGTATTATTGATGATCTCTACGGAAGTGGTGCAGACAAAAAAGAAAAAAAATTAATTATATATGCTGGTTTACCAGCATCTGGTAAGTCAGCTAGAGCAAATGCAGATAAAACCAAATATGGTGCTATAATAATCGACTCTGATCTTGTAAAAGCAAAGCTGCCAGAATATGGAAATGGTATCGGAGCTGGTGCTGTTCATCAAGAAAGTAAGATAATTCAAGCACAATTACTAAATAGAGCTATTACAAACAATGATAATATTATTTTACCAGTTGTAGGTTCTAGTGGTAATTCTATAGGAAAATATGTTAATCTAGTAAAACAATTTGGATATACAGTAGAGTTCAAATATGTAGAGGTTGGGGTTGATACCGCAATTGCAAGAAATGTAAAAAGAATTCACAATGAGGGTAGATTTGTAGATCCTCGTATCATAAGAGAAAACTTTGAAAACATCGAAGCTAATTACAATAGAGGAAAGGAGCTAGCAGATGGTTACGAAAAAATCAACACAGAAGGAGAAAGACCAGTCATCACAGAAAAAGGAGGAATTTCAGAAGATGTACTCCAAAGCGGAAGCAGCAATGTTCGAAGAAGCGGCTCGTCTGCTGAAAATGCAAATGAAATCCAAGAAGTCCTAGAACAAATAGATCCAAACTATGAAATTGTTACAAGGGTTGTAGACGATCAACCAGTAACACAGACTGTGGGAGATGTTCTTAAAGAAATAAAAACGGGAGATAAGCTAGTAGATTTCCTAAGAGATTGTCCAGGTATTAAATGAGTCTTAAAGATTGTATATTGTCAGCTGCTAATCAAGGTCTGATACCACCAGGTAAACAGCAAGATCTATTAGATGATTTTCAAGAAAATTTAGATAAGTACAGAAAAGCTGGTATGTCTGATACAGATGCAGCTCGTCAAGCTGGTAGAGATACTTTTGATTATCTACAAGTTAAAGAAGCACAGAAAAAAAGAGAAACAGTCAAAACTATAAAACTACAACAAGAGTTTGATATACAGCTCGCAAGATATAGAGATCAAAGCGGCAAAAAGGATTATGGTAGTGTAATTAAACAGAAGCTCATGTTCGCAGAAAATAAAGAGGGAATCAATAGAATAAGATCTACCGAAGAAGAAATAAAATTAGTTCATGGTAGATTAGATAGTACCTTTTCTGACATACTCAAAACCTTTAGACATAATCTTATCGGTGTAAATAGAAACAAAGCTAGCCTGGTATTACTGGGTAGAGAGATTTTTAATCCTGGATCTACTGGTAACAAAGCTGCAGAAGAGATGGCAAAAGCCTGGATCAAGACATCAGAAACAGCCAGGAGGATGTTTAATGAAGCTGGAGGTCAGATACCAAAACTAGAAAAATGGCATCTACCACAATCTCATAATGAGCTTGTTATTAGAGATGTTGGGTACGATGCCTGGAGAAAATTTATTTTAGATAATGATCTTTTAGATTTAGAAGAAATGATTGATTATAAAACTGGTAAAAAATTATCACCAGGACAGCTAGAGCTTGCTTTGAATGATGTATATAACGCAATAGCAACTTTTGGCTATTCTAAAAAAGCAAATATTATGAGTTATTCATCTAGGCTAAGTAATCGTAGGTTAGATCATAGG